GGCGCGCGAAACTCAAGCGTGACTTGACCTTCGGTGTGTGTCTCGAATGTCGCTTGCGGCATCCTATCAACTCCACGTGATGTAGACAGGATCTTGCACGGTCTCGGTCGTCCCGACCATTTCGATGTCGTACGTGCGGAACGTGTCCCCGCCTCGCTGCGGCAGTCGGACGAAACTGTCCAACCATGCCAGCGTGACCGTGTTCGATTGCCCGTCAGTATATGCCAGCGAGCGAGAATCCGTCGACCCCCCGATCGCCTCGGTCCACACCGCAAGCGACGACTCGTCGTCCGCGTCAATCGTCACACCGAGCACCGGGCCAGTTGACGATCGCGCGAGAAACGACACGTCCATTGCGCCGGTCGCGGTGGCAACGGGACGCGTCACGATCTCGACACCATAGTCCGCAGAGAACGAGGCGAGACCCGCGACAGTGCCAGCGATTCCGCTTGTGAACGTGACAGAAGGCTTGAACACGGACGGGGTCGGTTCGGTCCCATACGTCTCGTCGCCATTGCTCACCGTGGTCGCGGTGGGGGTCGTCCACTTGCCTTCGATCGTCCACGTGTGAACGATTCGCCCGCCCGCGTCCGCTTCGCTCGTCACGCTCGCGACACCGTCGTACAGAACGTACTGGTTCCCACCGATCTCGTCGATCTGCACCGTGACGTACACAAGATCCGTTGCGAACACCTGCCCACACTTGGGGGTCCAGCGGACCCGGTCCGGGGTCGTCAGCGTGTCAATGTCTCCGCTTGCTGCCCACAGTGGCGTCAGCGGACTGGACGTGGCGTCGGTCAGGTCGGTGAACCCGTAGTCCTCTGTTTGGAACGATACGCGCCACCCCTGCGAACCGAGCACCGGACCGACCACACCGCCCGCGCTGGACGACATGTCGCCACGCTCGATCAGCTGCTCACCGATCGGTTCGATCGTCGGTGCCCCAAGTACGCGCAACGACTCGTCAACACCGATCGTGATGCTTGCGGCGCTGCCCGCGCTGGACTGCGACTTGACCGTGACAACGGTTTGTCTGCTTTGAATAGGCATTTCAGTGTGCTCCGATCATAGCGGCGCCATCCGCATCCGCTGGTTTGCTGTCAATCTAATCTGCACCGCTTGGAACCACTGTCCCGACCGCTCGTCCTCGAATACGATCTCTGTGTTGATCGACTCGGGGCGGCACTCGTACACACCGACCGCCGCACCGTATGACGATGTCGGCAGGTGCAATTGAAGCGCGTAGGCAATCCCCCAACACATGATCCGGCGCGCGTCCGCGTACTCGGTCGCTGTGTCATAGTCGGACGCGGCAGCCATCAGCACGCGGGCGACAAGCGTGTGTTCGACGTACCACGCCCCGAGCGCGTCCGCGGTCCCTGCCGTGGTCGAGTCCCGTTGCGTGCTTTCGACGTACAATTGCACAAGCGGCGTGTCCTCAAGCACGACCTCGGGGATCTCGCTGCGGATGACCTGCCGCACGTCGGGGATCGTCACGCTGTGCGCGAGCTCTAGCGCGTTCAGCACTGCGGGTAACTCGGTCTCGATCACTGCTTGCGCTTGCTGCAACATGGTTGCAGCGTTCCAGTTGATCGCGACAGTCATAGACCGAGCCTCCGTCGCACAGCAGCGGACGACAGCCCGACCCGCGCGCCCTTGCCGATCTGCTCTGCCACTTCCGCCGCAGCACGCTGGACCTTGTCGCGGGTGACGTTGACGAACCGGGGTCCGAGCGCGAGCAGCGGTCGACGCGGGATGCCATAGGCACCCGCCCACAGTGGAGCACGACCGGCGCCCCGATCATGTCGCCACGCGTACGGAACATCCGTCCCCGTGGTCAGCGTGCGGCGGTCAGGTTCCCACACGGACAGCGGGTGACGCGAGGTCACGATCGACGGGTACAGCAACTCGCGCCCCGGTTGCCACCGAAGCGGCACGTTTGCAAACCGCGGATTGCTCAACAGTCGAGGCTTGATCCAACGATACGCGCGACGCTCTGCGGTGTCCTCGTACTGTGGCCACGGTGTCCCGTTGCTTCGACCCTGTGTGTGGAACATCCGCCGCCGCGACAAGTACCACTCGCGCTTGAGCGATTGCCACAGCGGGCGGAAGTCGCGCACCTCACCGATCGCGCCCTCGATTCCGTCCAGCACGTTCCCAAGATCATCACTGACGACGAGGCGAAACCCTGCCATCAGACCGACCCCGACCACGCGAGGCGCTGTCCGAGTCCCTGCACCTCGATCGCGGACTCAATCTCGTCTGCTCGCGTCACGTGCGAGGCGGGCAGGTTCGCAGCGCCATCGTTGATCGGGCGACCGTCCGCAAGCATGCGGGACACCTCGGTCGACAACCGGTCCCACGCCTCGGACGTGCGGCGCTCGTACGCGTCAGCGAGGTCCGTGCTCGTGCGGTCACGTGCAAGCAGCACGTCAGCGGCGACACCATAGATAATCCAACGGCGCGCGATCTGGTACACCTGCAACGTCGCATCCGCCGACACGGTGTCCACGTCCACGCCCATGTCGCGCAGTGCCGCGGATATCTCTGCACCTCGCTCGGTGATCATTTCACCGACGACAGTGCTGCTCGGTGAGGTGTCAGCGGTGATCGCGAGGCGATGCGCGCGCCCCGCGATGTCAGAGACAGCGACACCGAATGTCGCGATCGTCGCCATCACTCGCCCCGCAGAGCTACGATCAAAGCCTCGCGCGTCGCTGTCCGATAGGTGAGATCGTCACCATCATACAGCCTCCACAGTTCCGCGCGCGTCATGTCGTCGAGGTCCGACCCGGTGTCCTGCGTCACAGGTTCCGGGGCAGGCGTCGACGCCGAGTCACCGACCGCACACACGAGACCTCGACGGACCGCCCCATGCAGGGCGTCCCATTCGGGCAGCGTGTCGATCTCGCAGTCCCACGCGTCACCGGGACGGCGCATAACGCCCCCCGTGACGAGTACATATTGTGGATCGGTGACTCGGTATCGCATGCGATCACCCTATCAGGTCAGCAGGTCGTAGGCCAGGTACCCCGCGCCCGCGTCCGCAATGTGCACGTCGTAGTACGCGTCCGCGTACACGCGCTGTCCAGGCATCGCCTCGACGCGCTCGTTGCGCAGATCCAACGGACCGCCGCTGTCATCGTTCGGAACGATCGTCTTGAGGAACGACTTTTCGAGACCGGACCCCGGAACGGTGAACGCGATCTTGCCCGAGAAGATGTCGGTTTTCGTTCCGTTGGCTGCCTTGTACTTGCCGGTCACGTAGTTGACCGACTGCACACCGGGCAGGTAGTCACGGAAGAACGCAAGCACGTCGTCGTCCGTGGGGATCGTGTCGTTCGCAGTGCCGACGCGGTTCCGAATCTCGGTCAGCAGCTTGAGGTACCGCTTGCAATCGCGAGCGATCCACACGTCCAGCGGGGCGCCGATGTCCCATGCTTCCTCGTCGAGGAGCGCGTCCTCGACCGTGTCAAGCAGGCCGATCACGCTAAACGATGCCGACGTGATGTCACCAGAGTCCGCCGCGTTCGTATAGTTCGACGACGTGCCGAGCGCGGTGAACACGTGGTAGTAGTGAAGCGCCGCAGCACGACCGGTGAGGATGTTCGACGTGTACGACTCCACGTCGATCCCATTGTCGGTCAGCAGCTTGGCAGCCTCGCGATCGGCCAGGTCGATCTGTCCGAGTTGGTATCGCTTGCACCGATACGAGTTCGACGAGAAGTCGATCGCCAGTGGCGCGTAGTTCGTGGCGGACAGTGCCACCTCGTTCGCGATGTTCACGTCCGTCGACAGGTCGACACCGCGCCACGTTGCGTCAGTCGGGTACGTGCCCTCGTGCGCGCCGAAGGCAGAGATCGGTGCGCAAGTCGTGGCGAGTGCCCACTGTCGCTCTTGCGCGATTGCTTCATTGTACAAGCCCTTGACTGCGACCGAATCAACCGGTCGCTGACTAGGCACGACTCCGAGTCCGTTGCTCATGATCGTCTCCTATCAGGTGGTGGTGTCGAGAAGGATCGACGGATTGACGTTGACGCGGCAAAGCGCGCCATCCGTCCCGTCCTCAAGGGCGGTCCCGATGATGTGGACCACGTCACCGTCCGAGTAGTCGGTGGGGTCGAACGGAATCACGCGACCGGTCGCGGCTTCCGCTACGAGGCGCTGACCGTTGACGATCGTTCCGCCAGCGAGCGCGGAGCACTCCCCGAAGGTGCAGACCGTCACAGGCTTGTCGCTCGCGCTCGCGGTCGTCACGTTGATCCCCGCGCAGTTGAGCGCGGCAACGGTCGACTGTCCTGCGTCGTCGCAGATCACCCACTTGTCGGACGAGTCCCGAACGACGAGACCGACCGAAGAAATCGCTTCACCTGCCACGCGCGGGCGCGCGGCGTACTGCGTCAACATGCCCATGTCACTTCACCTCGCTGTTGATCTTGTTCCACGCTTCCGAGAACGTGCAACCCTCGGACTGCATCAGCGCGCGGGCGCGCTCACCGAGGGACAGGTTGCGGACATCCTCACCGTCGCCCGCGATCGCCTTTCGTGGCGTGACCTTCGGACGCTCGGACAGGCGAGCGATGACAGCGTTGTACGCCCACTCGTCCCGCAGTCGCAGTTTCGCGAGTTCATCGACCTCGACATCCTCGATCACGTGCGATTCGCGCAGGGCCAGAACCTCACCCCGAGCCTTCTCGTGTGCGAACTCGGACGCCAGCGCGTCGTACTGCTCGCGCAACTTGAGCACGTCAGCGGGTTCGCTCTGCTTCTGCTCGGACATTTCAAGTCCCGACATCGCAGCGGCGATCCGCTCGTCGATCATGGCGACGATCTGCGCAAGCATGTCGTCGTCCATCATCTTCGCACGTTCCTCGGCAGGTGCGGCGCCGTCCATCAATTCAGCCTCGGGCGTGTCCACACGCACCTCCTCGGCAAGGGTTATGTGGCGAAGTTCGCCACGTTGGGGTTGCCCGCGCTTCAAATGAGGCACGGTCACGACTGACAATTCCTTCAGGACAGCGGGATGCACCCGCCCGTCCTCGTCCGACCAGTTGAAGTCCGCGCCGATCGACACGTATTGCACCGCTCCGGCGTCATCCAGTGCAGAGCCGATCGAGTTCCACTCGACCCCGAGATACAGCGCGCGCTCGTGCTGTTGCGGGATGCCCATCGCGTGCGCCTCGTCACGAGTCAACACACGACCCCGACGGACGCAACCGAGGGCCACTCCCTCGCGATCGTGCTCGCGAAGCACGGGCGGTTGCCACGTGTCGAGATAGGACAGCATTGAACCAACCCACTCGTCGAACCGCTGATCCCATTCCCAGACGGTCCCGCCGTAGTGGATCGGATCGTCACCGACCGCCCAAACCCACGCAAGCCCATCATCGCGGGTGACGATCTGCCGCTCGGATAGTTCAAGCATCGCGCACCTCGGGCGAGTTGGCGAGTCGATCCAACTTCTGGTCGTCGGTCGTGGTCGCTTGCGTCGCGCTGCGACCGTACAGCATCAGCCACCCGCAGCGGCAATCCGGCGCACCCTTGCACGAGGGATCGGGCAGGGGCCACGACCGCCACTCGTCCGAGTCCTCGGGCAAGCGGAACGTGATCCCATCGCGCTCGCGGCACACAGTGCACCGGTTGCGATCGGGGATCGAGGTGCGGACGACCGCGACCACGTCCACGCCCTCGGGCGTGCCTGCTACCAGTCGCCCGGTTGACTCGATCGCGTTGCCTACTCCGCGCACCTCGCGAACCAGTCCGCCCGGTGTGATGCGCGAAGCGAACGACCCGCGGTCCCCGCCCTGCGTCCACGCGGTTTCCACTTCGCCCTGCACTCTGCTCGCCACGGTCTCGGCGGCACGCTGCACACCGGCAGCGGTGCGAGCGGACGACTCCGCGGCGACACGCTGGACAGCCTCGGACGCGCCCGCGCTTGCGTCGGTCGTCAGTCCGCGAGCCACTGCGCGCGCAGCTTCGCCCGCCGCCTGCTCGCCCACTAGCGCGATCAGGTCCTGCCGGTACTGCGCGATCCGCGCCTCATACCGTGCAACGTACGAATCGAACACTGACGCACGCTCGCCCGGTTGCCACCCGTCCGACAGCGCGTCCCACACTGCGGCGCGGTGTTCGACTGCGATCGCGTTGACATCGCGTTGCATCGCCTCGTCAAGCGCCTCGCGTGCCTCGAAATTGTCCGCCCACGTGACACCCGCCTCGATCTCGGTCAGCGGGCGATAGGTCACGAACTCGCGACCGTCCGCGCCCGTTACCGTTACGCCTTCGATCTCGGCATGGTTGCACGAGGCGTGCTCGCGCTGCTCCACGCTGCGACGGATAACCCGTTCCGCCCACGCGCGCCCCGCGTCACCGCCCCACAGGTCCCACGCGATGCGACCCGCAGAGGGGAATCCGGGGTCCCCGTCCTCTGCACCCTCTGCGTCGAGGTCGCCCACGTGGCGATCGAAATACGCTTTCATCCGCTTGACGGTATCCAGCGACAGGTTCGCGCGATTCGACAGGTCCCGAGCGCGCGCAACACCAACCTCGGTCCCGCCTCGTCCGTACTCGCGGCGCCACTCAAGCGCGCGGGCGGCAGTATCTGCGGCGCCCTTCGGCGGGACGAATCCGTCCGACATCGCGACCGGTTGCGATGCGACACGCTTGCGCGACTCGGCATCAACGATCCGCTGTGCGGACTCAAACGGCACACCTGCCGCGGTCAGCAACTCAAGCGCGGTCTCGGACGCGATCGGCGCAACACCGGGCTCGGTCGGATTGAGCGACTGGACGATCGCCTGTGCCGCTTGGATCTGACCGACGAGCAGCGTGCGGGAATCGCCCACCTCTGCGCGCTCACCGAGTCCAAGTATCTCGCGTGCCTGCGATTCGTCGTCCGCGCTCCACGTCAGCAGACCGGACGACACCGCGGCGGCGGTCCGCGTCACCCACGTCGCAGCGTCAACGCTGACATCGTCGACGAGGCACAGATCCGGCAGTCGTCCAGCGTACCCGATCTCTCGTGCCAACCACGCCGCATTGTCCCGACCGTATGCCGCGTACAGCACCTCCAGTCGCGCGGCGGTCTCGTCGTCATCGGACGCGCTGATCTCCTCACCGAGGGCGCGCGACCCGTGCGCAGCTGCTCCGAGCGACCGAAGCGCGCGCGACAACTTGTTGTCGATCTCGCTGTCTAGATACTCAAGCGACGATCGCACGTCAGGCATCGACCCGGACGGGTACTCGACCGCGACATCATACCCCTCGGGGTGAATCATCCACGGCGCGTAACCGTTCGCCCACGATTGCAGCGTGGACAGCATCGCATCGCGATCCGCCTGCGACTCGCCCGCGGGCGACTGCACCCGCAGCATCCCCGCGTCCATGAACAAGCGACGCTCTGCCCCGAGTAGCGTGGACTTCCAACGCTCGAACAGCATCACCAGCGGACGGTACCACGAGACCCCCTCGACCTCACCGGGCGTCCCGCCGTGCTGCAAATGGATCAACCTCGACCACTCGATCACCGCTGACCCGCTGCGCGATGTCTGCCGCACGCGGTTCGGTTTCGCGCTCGGGGTCGAGGGCCACCCGTATTGATCAACAGTCGAGGCGTGCAACTGGAACAACTCGACGCGGCGCCCGTCACCCACGGCGCTCGGTCGTCGCTCGGTCGGTGCCTCGACCCAGCGCCGCTCGGCAAGATAGAACCCGCGGCGGTAGTAGTCCGACAACATCGGTGCGAGTGCCTGCCACCCGGTAGCGTCGCACTCCGCGTCAGGCGTCACGTCATCGACGAACAACGCTTGACACAGTGCAGAAAAGCGCGCCTCGTCCGCGGTCGCCTCGTCGGGCGTGCGGTACTCGGGCACGTTGCGACCGATCGTCAGTACGAGTTCTTCGGCAGCAGCGGCGATCCGCGGGTGCCCTCGCTCCATCTGATCGTATATGCCAGGCATCCCCGCAAGTCCGCGGACGGACTTCGGGTACAGTTCGGATGTCGGTTCACGCGTGGGAACCTGCCACCCGGTTTGATACGTTGGCGTGCGCACACCGCTATTAGGCATGCGCACGCGTTACCACACACGATCAGGCGTGTCAATATTTGGCGCGCGTTATGCCGACCACTGGTCCGGCGCGGTGTGCATGTACCGCCAGAACGTAGACCCGTGCGTGTGCACTACGAATACACCGGATTCAAGCATAGGCAACGCGTCGTCGATGTCGTGCCACTCGTCCGGCAGTCCGTCCGGTTCGTCGTCGTCGTCGTCGTCAGGTGTCGGGGCGATGCGACGAGCGAGGGCCAGCGCGCGCCCCGCCAGCATCGCCAGTGCTGCGGCGATCATGATGCGCCGATCAGTCACGGTGCGCCCACCATGCCAGCCACCCCACGCCACCGCCACCGAGTGCAGATACCACGACCGCGATCAAAGCATCGAACCCCATCACTGCACCTCACCGGACACGCGCGACAGTGCGTCGCGCAGTTCGTCGATCATCGCTTGCGCCTCGTCCCGCGTGAACTCGGCAACCACACCGCCAGTCGTGACGAGCACCGTGTTCGGTCCGATACAAGCGCGCACCTGCCACCTGATCCCATCCGTATCAATCGCCATCTGCCGACCCCTTGTCCGCCTTGTCAGCTACTCGTCCGATCATTGCGGCAATCTGCCGCGCGTGCTCCGGTGAAACGAACACAGCAATGTTCGCACCGAGCACCGCACAAGCGATCATCACCTGTCCCTCGTACTCGCTCGCGGCGATGTACTCGCCATCCGCATCACTTCTCACGATCTCGTCGTACGCCATCTCTCAACCCTCCATCTGCGCCACCGGACCCCGCCCCCACAAACTGATGGGGCGCGAGGGCGGGGCGCGGTGACTGCCCACTTGTTATTGACGCGGGCGGTGTTCTGTTCGTAGTTCCATCAATTTTGCGCGTCAAGCGCGATCTGTGATGCGTCGTCAGTGGACCCCACCGGAACCACCGAAGCGCGGCGGGGTCCTCCTCGCACCATGCGAGGGACGCACCGCAAACCCTACCACACCGATCGCGTCCGTCAATAAAAAAGCGATCAGAATCCGCGGCGCGCGATCTTCGGTGCTGCCGCCCACGACACCTCGGGCGCGCGACCTATGCTCGGCATCAGCCACGTGACGCCCCACACGAGCGCGTCCAGTCGGTCAGGTGACGCGAGACCGGGCACCCACGCGCACAGCTGATCCTCTAGCTCGGGCAGCATGCCGACATGATGCACCCGCCCCTGCTCGTATAGCGCGGACACAGGTTCGGCGCGGGTCGCCTTTCCGCGTGACGCTCTGACCGCCTCGTACGCCACACGGCGATCAACCGCGCGGATCGTCGACTCGACGAGGTCCCCGCCCTGATTCACTTCCGCCACGATGCGCGACGCGCCGTGCCGGTGATAGGCATCAACAGCGATCCGCGTCCAGTCGCTGACCGGGTGACGACCGCTCAAGTCCTCGATCACATAGGCGTCGCCATCCGCCCCGAGACCGACGACAACGATCCCTGTCTCGTCCGACTCGTCGAGTGCAGTGACCGCGGGGTCGATCGCGACCACGACTCGGGGCAGCGTGCGCGGCGCGGTGTCCACGCGGGCAGCGTCGATCGTGTCGATGTCCCACAGTGCACCCTCGACCGCGTCCAACACTTCCGCGTGTAGTTCCTGACGACCGAGCCTCGTCCCCTCGTACCGCCTCAACAGTTCGTCGACGACACCCGGCGCGAGGTTCTGCCGGTTGTCCATTGTCGACCCGCGCGTCACGTGCACGTCGTCCCGAGACAGCATCGCCCGCACGCGCGCAGTCGGTCGAGGTGTGGACGTGATGATCGCCCGCGGGTCAGTCCCGAGTCGCAGTCCCATCGCCATTTGATCAAGCGCGTGCATGCCGCCCACCTCGCGCCACAAGCACCACTCGTCGCCCCACGCGAAGTGATGCTGCGGACCCGCGAGCACGTCAGGCTTATCGGCGGTGTAGCACTGCGCCGTGCTGCCGTTCGCCCACGTGATCGTTTGCTTGCCCGGTTCCCACTGGCACGGGTTCCACGGTTTCGACGTTGCGACGATCCCAGACTCGCCCTCGACCATCACGGACCGGGTGTCGCGGTACGTCCTGCCGACGAGCGCGATGCGACATCCGGGTTGCTGCTCTGCCCATAAGTGCACCTGCTCCGCGCCGGTCCGTGTCTTGCCGAAGCCACGACCCGCGAGCACGACCCACCATCGCCAGTCCCCGCGCGGCGTCATCTGCTCGTGTCGACCGTGCACGATCCACGAGTGCAGCAAGCGGACCGCCTCGTCCGGTGTCAGCGTCGCAAGCCACGCGTCGCGCTCGTGCTTGGGGCGCGCGCGCAGTTTCTCGATCAGACTAGGCATGACGCCACGAACGACGAACCCCCGGTCCGGGTCGCATACGCGTCCGCAGACCGGGGGCCGATGGAGGGGTTGACGCAGCATGCCACGCGATGCGAGCGGGTGTCAACTGTCGCCCCCAACAACCTCGCGCAGTCGGTCGATCGCGGACTCGCCCCCGATCGTCACCTCGGTCCGCTGCGGTGCGTCGAGTCCGGTCAGCTTCGCGCGCCGTTCCTGCACTCGCAACGCGGTCGCGATCGCCTTCTCGTCACCGTCCTCGATCTTCGGTTGCAGTCGCGCGAGGTACTGATCGAGTCTTTCGAGTTCGAGATCCCGCAGCTGCTCCGCGCTGACCCTGGTCTCTGCGCGCAGTTCGTCGAGTTCTGCGGTCACGTACTTGTGCGCGGTGTTCCTGCTAACCCCGAGTTCCTGTCCGATCTGCCGGTACGACATCCCGCGCTTGCGCAGTTCGAGCGCCTGTGCCCTGCGTTCTACCGCGCTCGGATCGGGTCCCTTACGCTTGCCCATTGTCACCCTCTCAACGTCACGGACATCGTGTCCCGCAATCGCCACGCGTACAGAGCGATCAACACCGCGTCCGCGGCGCCCTCACCGAGCGCGCATCCGCTGATCTTCTCTGCCGCTGCTTTCTTCTGTGCCTTTGTCAGTCCTCGCAGACCTAACGCGGACTGCCAGCGTGACGGATGCACGTCGAATCGACTGACCCCGTGGATCGCAACGTCAAGCTGTCCGAGTCCCCGCCCGATACTGCGTTCACTTCGCTGACCGTGTGCCACGTCGATCGGCGCTTCCACGTACCAGGGCAACCCCGAGTGCTGCTCGCGCACGAGCATCGCCAGTTGCCACAGTGGCCGGTCTCGGGTTGCCTGCCATGTCTCGAACCGCTGTCCGTCGTAGACAGCGATCCCACCCTTCGCGCCGATGTCGACCCCGATGACCTGCATGCGCCGACACTATCACGCGCGCGCGCGCGGTGCAACCGGGTGTCCCCACCGCTGACCGTAGCAATTTCAACGGGTTGCGCGGATTCCGAGCCCGTGTCCCCACCGTGTCCCCACCCCACCGGGGACAAGATTCTTTCAATGATTCCGCGCGCTTGGTTGCAGTTTCGGGCGCTTGTCCCCGGTCCCCACTCAATAGAGATCAACACCGCCGCGCGCACGCGCGCACGCGCGCGCGTAAAGGCTATGTTTCGCGACAGTGGGGACAAAGGGTATTTTTTGAACTATCTATCTATCTATCTATCTAGAAACACACGGGTTTCTCGTGTCCCCACTCTGTCCCCACCGGTGGAGACACGAAATTGAGAGTGCAACAATTCCGGCAGGTTGCAGGGCACCGCTTGTCCCCACCGGTCAGCGTCAAGTGGGGACACAAGGGGTGATCGCTGGACCGATCACCCTGCGACAGATCGCGTTTTGTGCTTGACGCGCGATCCTCGACCGTGCATCCATAGGTCAACCCGAGGGCGATGGGTCCCCGGATCGGTGGAGGCGAGACGCATGCGATACATTGACGAGGATATGGTTGAGGACCAGACCGGGTGCACGCTTGAGCAGTTCGAGGACGTGTACGTGCTGCACACGAGCGACGAGATCATACCGCTTGATCCGGTCGCGCTGTCTGACTGGCGACCCTGCTACAATCTGGCCGCTGGCGGTATGTCAGACGATGATCGCTGGCACGCGAAGATCCACAACTGCCAGAGCGTGATCGATACGTGCTCCGCTGTCACTGTCGACCGGCACACGTCGATCGCGTGGTACGAGCACAGCGGGTCGTGGTTGGGCGACGATCTAACCGAGTCCGTGCGAGTGCCTGGCCTGCTGACCGACGACGAGACCGACAGGATCGAGACAGTGCTTGCGGCGCTGTCCGTCGAATACGGTGTCAATCCAGTCGGTGAGGGCGACACATCAGTATGGGCAGTCGGACCGACAAGTGCACAGCTTGAGATGATCGTATCCATGATCATCGGCGCGGGGTCGTATCGGTGATCGTTGCAACGCTGCACTGTGCCGAATATCCCGCGGACACGCTGACTGTGCATGTCGATGCAACCTCGTTGTCGGTGGTATGCACTGACAGCACGACACCGGGAGGCAGCACCGCGGCGATCGTGCTGGACATGGAGGGCGCCCGCGATCTGCGGGACGCGATCGTCAACGCAATCCGCTACACAATGGATCACAAATGAACCACCACGAACTGACCGAATACCTGGCCGATCGCGAGGTCAAGTACCCCGAAGTGGCCGCTCGTATGATCGCGAATTGGATGCAGGGCGAATCACTAAAGGTGATCGCGGAACGGCAGAACATCGACCCCGGCGCCGCAGAGCGCAGGTTGAACCTTGCGGCGGTGGCGCTCGGATGCGCGGACCGGCACAGGCTGCGCAGACTGTACGAGTTCACCGACGACGACACGGACGATCCGCGGGACGAGGTGCACGTGATGCGCGACCCGATCACGGATTATCCAGCGGCGCGCGACATGGCGCGCGCGGTCACGGCGCTGACGCTGCGGACGAATCGCAGTGTGTGGGGGTCGCCTGCCTCGGTGCGCGACGCGTTGCTATTCTCGTCAATCCAGCACGCACAGCAGCGTCTCGACGAAATGCACCGCGCGGGGATCGTGAGGTTCGGTCGTCCGCTGGACAGCAAGGGACGCGTCCGATGGGGGGTCACGCTGTGCGTGTAGGATCATTGTTTAGCGGGATCGGCGGATTCGATCTCGGACTTGAGCGCGCGGGAATGTCGGTTGCGTGGCAATGCGAGATCGACCCCGACGCCCGCGCCATCCTCGCGAAACACTGGCCTGAGGTGCCCTGTTATGGAGACATCCGATCGATCGACTGGTCGACCGTCGAACCCGTTGACATCGTGTGCGGCGGCTACCCGTGCCAGCCCTTCAGTCACGCGGGATCGCGTGCGGGCGAGTCTGACCCGCGCCATCTTTGGCCAGAGGTTGCCCGATGCGTGCGCCATCTACGACCCCGATGGGTGCTACTGGAAAACGTCGCAGGGCACCTTTCATTGGGCTTCGGGGCCGTTCTCGGAGACCTGGCCGCGCTCGGGTACGATGCGTGGTGGGACTGCATACCCGCTGCGGCCCTCGGCGCCCCGCACCTACGCGACCGAGTGTTCGTCGTGGCGTGGCGAGCTACTGCCGACGCCAACGACGGTGGACACGCGCACGAGTCCGCGGACAGGTCCGATCGAACGCACGAGCTCGGGCACGCTTCGCACGCGCACGAGCGACGGTCGCACGGCGATGTTATCGCTGGCGGATCTGGCGATGTTGGGCTGTCTGATTCCGACCCCGACCGCGTCAATGCACAAGTGCGCGACGATCTGCCCGTCAAATATTCAGCGATTCCACCAGAAAAGGATGCACACCGAGGGGGCGATCGGTGCGCTTGGATACCGCGGCAGGCTCCATCCCCAGTTCGTAGAATGGATGATGGGGTTCCCGTTGCACTGGACGTGCCTCGACTCCGAGGACTAGGCAACGCGATCGTCCCGCAGATCCCCGAACTACTCGGGCGGATCATCATGGAGGTTGAGCAATGCAGATAACCGACGACGAGATCGATCGATGGGCAGAGCGTGCGGCGATCATGGGATGCGAGGAATCCGCCGCGGTGCTCGTGTTCGGTGACGACGTGGACATGGACGCAGTGTATCGGGCGTGGGACGACTACGTGTCCCGAGTGCGGTGCAGTGCGTGCGAGGGCTCCGGGCTTGTCGACAACCCGCGGCGCCCGCGTCACGAGCCTCGGAACAATAGCGGACTGTGGGACATGTCGTGTCCCGCGTGCGGTGGGATCGGGAGGGTTGACGAATGAAATGGACACGTAAGCGAATCCGAATCAATCAACGGCACCGCGAGCCGATCGAGGTCGACGGGTGGTTGTCACCGTCCGGTCGCTGGCACGTTCGACGCGCTCGTCGCGACTCGGATATGTGGATCGTGTCGCACGTGCCCACGGGGCGCGCGGGGATGCGCCCGGTGGGACTGCTGCGAGATATCAAGCAGGCACTCGACGACGCGGACGCATCGATCGGAATTGTGACCAGTTACGAAAACAACCGCGACTCTGCGCGAGACCTGCTCGCGCCGTATTGCGAGGACATCACTCGGAGGTTTGCACCGTGACGGATACACTGATCACAGTCGGGGACTGTCTCGACACGTTGCGCGCGATGCCCGACGCGAGCGTCGACGCGGTCGTGACCGATCCGCCGTATGGACTCGGGCGCGAGCCCGACCCGCGCGAAGTGCTCGCGGCGTGGCTTGACGGCGCCGAGTATCAGCCGGGCGGGCGCGGATTCATGGGTAAGGCCTGGGACGCCTTCGTCCCGTCGCCGGTCGTCTGGTCGGAGTGCCTTCGCGTGCTCAAACCGGGCGGCCACCTGCTCGCGTTCGCGGGGTCTCGCACGTACGACTGGATCGTCATGGGCGTGCGGCTCGCTGGCTTTGAAGTGCGGGATCAATTGCTTTGGCTTTACGGGTCCGGGTTCCCGAAAAGTCTGAACGTCAGCAAGGCGATTGACCGCGCGGCCGGGGCGGAACGGGAGGTGGTGGGGAAAGCACAATCTTGGAACCGTCCCGAATCAACGGACGGGCACACCGCGCGAATGAACACAAGCCCAGGAATTTACGACATAACCGCACCCGCCACCGAAGCCGCTCGCCAGTGGAACGGATGGGGCACCGCGCTCAAACCCGCGCACGAACCGATCGTGCTCGCTCGCAAGCCGCTATCCGGCACCGTCGCGCACAACGTGACGACGCACGGGACCGGGGCGATCAATGTGGATGGGTGTCGGGTGGGGAGTGAGGGCGGAGTCGGGCACGTAGTCGCACAAGGCGATCCACAGGCCGAAGGATGGGGAACCAGAAAGCCTGTATTTGACAACACAGTGCGCGGGAGATTCCCCGCCAACGTCCTACACGACGGATCGCCCGAAGTGCTCGCGGGGTTTCCGGTGACGTCGAGCGGCGTCTTTGCGTCTCGGAAGACGCGCGGGATCTGGTCGAGCGAGGCGGCAGAGCAGAGCGTTCGGGTAACGGGCGACACCGGATCCGCCGCCCGATTCTTCTACCACGCCAAAGCGAGCCGCGCCGAACGCGAGCGCGGGTTGACGCACCGCGAGCCCGAGACGGTGGGCGACGGTCGCGCGGTCGCAGCTGACAACGCCTACCAGCGCGGCAAAACCGAGCGCCGCAACGTGCACCCCACGGTCAAGCCGGTCGCCGTTATGCGGTGGCTCGTGCGACTCGTCACGCCACCGGGCGGAGTCGTGCTCGACCCGTTCACCGGCAGCGGCACGACCGGGATCGCGGCGACGCTCGAGGGGTTCCGGTTTATCGGTTGCGAGCTCTCGCACGAATACGCCGACCTCGCACGCGGGCGAATTGCGCACGCGGTCGCGCACCCGCACGAATGGGACCCCGAGATCGATCCGCCCGCCGCTGACGAGCCCGACGCGGTGCCCGGTCAAACCTCACTTTTGGATCTGGTATGATGTGGGGCGGACTAACCCCGCGAAAGTGGCAGGCGGCAGCGTTCGACGAGGTGTTGAGGCGATGGGACGCGGGCGACGACAGAGGACTGATCGTCGCGACGATGGGCGCGGGCAAGTCGGTTGCACTGGCGGAAGTCATCGCGCACACCGAGGGACGCGTTGCGGTGACTGCCCCCACGCTGCGACTGGTCCACCAGTTAGCGGGCACGCTTGAGCGCCGCGGACTGGATGTCGGGCGAGTCTGCACCGGGCACCGAGACACCTCGCGACGTGTGACTGTCACGAGCTACGATCCGCGCAGCCTGTCGCACGTCACGGACTGCGACGTGTGGATCGCGGACGAGGCGCACCGAACGAACACGTGGGCGATCAGTGAGTGGCGCAAGTCGGTCGCCCCGTCGCGCTCGCTCGGATTCACTGCGACCCCGTACCTCGCTGACGAGGGCGACGCGCTGCAACTGTGGGCGGGCGTGTGGTATCACTACGACCTGACGCAAGCTGTGCGCGACGGTGTCGTGATGCTGCCGACCTTTGCGGGCGTGCGATGCACCGAGGACGATCTTGTCGAGGGCGCCCGCGCTTGGCTTGAGCAGGTGGACGGATCGGGCGTGTTCTCGGCATCGACGCGGAGCAGCGCGGACGCGCTCGCGAGCGCGCTTGACGGTGTCGAGTCGTACCACAGCGGGCAGTCGCAGGCCGAGCGATCGGACCGACTGGCACGACTTGAGCGCGGAGAGATTCGCGCGATCGTGCATGTCGCGTGTCTCGTCGAGGGTGTCGATCTTCCGTGGCTGCGATGGATCGGCCTGACTCATCCGCGCGGGTCTCGGGTGGCGTATGCACAGGAGATCGGGCGAGTGCTGCGGACGTATCCGAGCAAGGATCAAGTCCTCGTGTGGGACCCGTTCGGGGTGGCGGACATCCACTCGTTGCACGATCCCGCGGCACTGTCTGCGGCATTAGAGGACATCGCGCCGGACATGGGACCGCCCGCGCAAGCGACCATGCAGATCAGGGACGGAATGATCACCGAGGTATACCGGCACATCGCAGACCGGATCGCACCGGATGATCTGCCGCTGCCGTGCACGCTGACCCCCGAGGGCGTGACGTTTGATCTCGACGGTGAGACGATCGAACTACCGTCCACGCAATACGCGCCCCGACCACAAGATCCGCCTGACGTGGTATGGTTGCGGCACGTGCTAGACATCGGACTCGATCTCGACATCGCAGCGGGCACGCGATCGATCCCTGCTGTTATGTCGGACGACGAGGTTGCGATCAGAAACGCGGTTCTGCGACTACATGCCGCGGGACTGTGTCGCACCCTGCCCGAGCTAGTGCGCGAGAACGCACGCAAGATCAAAGCACAGCGGATTGACACCTATTTGCAGAGCGCCGCAAGCTGGCGGCAACTCGGGTGGCTGCGGCAGAAAGTGCGCGGTCGCGGGTTGCCGCTGCTGACCCGCCTCGCGTATGCTGCTGACCCGCCTCGCGTGTCCACGGTGTACGCGTGCGGACTCGTGCTCGGTTCGATGGAACGTGACAGTGAGACAACGACGAAGATCGTGGAGGGGATAGGCAATGACTGATCGGAAACTGTGGCACGCGTGCGGACTCGACGAGGCGACGCGAGGCGTGAAGCCTAAAGCGTCAGGGTGGTATACAATCCGATCGCCACTGCGACCGGACAAGCGCCCGTCGTTCGACTGTCGACCGGACGACACGGACGGCGGTGCGTGGCGAGATCACAGCACCGACGAATCCGGCAGTCTGTACGACCTCGCGCAGAGACTCGGGGTTGAGGCACCGACGAGCACGCCGCAGATCATGGGGTGGCGCGAATGGTGTCACCGTCGACACCTCGACCCGGACCGCATCGCCGCGGAGTTCGAGATCGTCGAGGTCAAGCAGGGCCTGATCAGGTTCGGCACACCGTGCGGCGTGGACCGACTGCGCGGACTGTCGACCGGTCCGTCCGAGCCTCGATGGGCTCGCAGAGGCGGGCGCGCGTGCGCGTACGGTCGCACGGGCGAGCCCGGTGATCTTGTGTATCTCGTCGAGGGCGAGCCGTCAGTGTGGGCGTGCTGGCAATCGGGCGTCAACGCGGTGTGCGGTCTCGTCGGTGCGACGCAGGACATCAGCGCGCTGATCCCCGCACTGCGAGATCGTGTCGTGCGTATCGCATACGATGCGGACGAGGCAGGCGAGAAGGGTGCAGAGAAGGCACGCGCGACGCTGCGGGACGCTGGCATCGACTGCGAGATCGTGCGCCTCGACGGACCGAAGGGGTACGACGTGGACGATCTCCACCGAAAGGTGGGCGACGATGGGCTGGCGGGCGCGCTTCGCGCACTGGACCGCCCGATCATCCCCGAGGGATGGGCAGTCGAGGCGGGCGCGCTCGTGCGGATTGTGGACGACAGCAAGCGCGCGGCGGTGTGCGAGTGTCCGATCGCCGTTGTCAACTGCGGCGTGGACGTGGACACCGGGTTGCACACGTGGCGGATCAAGTGGCGATCGCACGTGCTAGACATCCCACGAGCGGACCTCGCATCGTCTCGCACTCTGACCCCGTGGTCCGGTCGTGGACTGCCAGTCGATCAGCACACCGCCCCGGAGCTAGTGCGATACCTGACCGCGTACGAGGAAGCGAACCGATCGCGCATCCCGCGGCACCGGTCCGCATCATCGACCGGGTGGTATAATGGAGCCTTTCTCGCGGGCACGATTCGCCACGGGGACGCCCCTGTCTACGCGGCAGGCGACCCCGGCACCGATCCGGGGATCGAGGCACTAGCGCCGCGCGGGTCGTTCGATACGTGGATCGGCGCAATGCGGCACGCGGTGCAGTCACCCGGAGTCCGACTCGCAATGTGCGGCGCGCTCGCGTCCACGCTGACGCAGTGGCTAGAGATTGACGCGGCGTGCATCGACATCGCGGGCACGACATCGCAGGGCAAAACGTCCGCGCTTCGCGTGGCGCTGTCCTGTCTCGGGGACCCCGAGCCACTGACTCGCACGTGGGACACTACGCGGATCGCAGTCGAACGACTGGCGGCACGGTCCCGCGGGATCACACTGGCCCTAGATGACACGATGCGCGCGCGCCGGATCGAGGACGTGCAGGGGATTGTTTACGACATCACGTCAGGCAAGTCGCGACTGCGAGGATCTGCCGGTGGAGGCATGCAGGCGTCACCGCCGTCGCACTCGTGGATTATCAGCACGGGCGAGGGTCCACTGGTCGAGGCTGCCTGCGGTGCTGGCGGACTGCGCGCGCGTGTGCTGACCGTGCGCGATCCGGTATGGGGTGCAGTCGGTCAGGACATGGGGCGGCAGGTGCGAGGCATTGTCGCAACGGTGCGCGAGCATCACGGGCACGCGCTGCCGCGGTTCGTTGAGTTGCTGCGAGGGGCGAACCGTGACGAGCTGCGACGCAGACACGCGGAATGGTGCGAGGTGTACTCCGCGCAATGTTACGCGCGATGGGCAGATCATCCGGTAGGCGATCGGATCTGTATGCACCTGGCGTCCCTCGCAGTCGTGGGCGAACTGTTGCACCGTGCAACGGGGTTGCACGATGCGGACAACTGGATAGATCGAGGCATCGCACTGTCAATCATGTCGACCGGAGCAACTGCGGACCGCTCGCGCGAGGCGCTGGAGGAAGCTGTGACAGGTGCGCAGATGCAGGCGGATCGGCTCGCTTCGCCCGGTGCAACGCAGATGCCGCCCGGTGGATGGATCGGTCGTGTGACGTGGGGCGATCACGGTCCCGAGTCGCTGGCCCTCGATGCTGGCTGGCTGCGCGATCATCTTCGGCGGCAGGGATACGCGGCGGACACAGTGCTGCCCGCGTGGCGCGAGCGCGGGTGGGTCGAGTGCGAGTCGTCCACGCGATACACGAAGCAGGTCAGGATCGGGCACGGTCGCGTGCGGTGTGTCGTGCTGACCGAAAAAGGGTTGACGCGCGCACTCGGGGCAGGTAGCAACGACGGACCGGCAGCGAATGGACTGCCGATCTGATGGAGGTGTGAGGGATGATCCACGACTGGACCGCTGCGCAATACCACGCGCACGACGCGATCAGCGCGTCACTATTGAAGCGACTGCGACAGGGTGCGCCGCATTATCACGACCCGCGACCGGTCGGTGATTCGGCGCACAAGGGGACCGCAGGTCACGCGTTGATTCTCGACCCGGAGCAGTTCAACAACGAGGTCGTGATCCTGCCGGACATCAACCGCCGCACGAAAGCAGGGCGCGAGGAATACGCGCAGTTCATGGAGGCGGCAGGCGATCGCGCGGTGATCACGCAAGCACAGTTCGACGACGCGCGCCGTATGCGGGACGCGGTGCTTGATCACCCGTACGCGGGACCGTTGCTGCTGTCCGCGCGGACAGAGATCAGCATGACATGGGGCGACCGTAAAGCACGCGTTGACGCGGTCGCGGGTGACGTGCTCGTCGACCTAAAGACAACCCGCGACGCTGGCCCTGCATACGCGCGATCGATCTTCCGGTACGACGTGCACTTGCAGCTTGCATGGTACGCGGACGCGCTGGCGTTGCACGACATCCCAACGCGTCACTGGATGATCGTGGCGGTCGACAATGTTGCGCCGTTCGGGGTGGCGGTGTACCAGTTGCCACCCGCGGCGATTGACGCGGGGCGCGCTGCATACGAGGGCGCGCTTGAGCTACTGCGGACGATGGGTCCGCGCGAGGACGGGTATGGACCCGATCCGATCATGGTGGAGGTGCCGACATGGATCAAGTGACAGGAAAGCAGACAGGACAGATCGCAGCAGCGATCGCAGCAGCGACAGGGTCGATCGGATACGTGCGTCAGACCGGGCAAAACACGCACCATCGGTACGCGTACGCGTCGGACGAAGATCTTGCACGAGCAGTCAACCCGGCGCTCGTCGCGCACGGTCTCGCGATTGCGCCGGTCAACATGACGCACGCCCGCGAGGGTAAGTCCGTGATCGTCACGGTCACGTGGGAGATCCGGCACTCGTCAGGCGAGTCGATGCAGATGATGACGATCGGGGAGGATGCCGACCGCGGCGATGGTAAAACGGTTTACAAGTGCATGACAGGGGCGCGCAAGTATCTGCTCCGCTTGCTGTTCTGCATCGCGACGGGTGACGACGCGGAGCAGCACACGCCCGCACCGCCCGCGCCCCGCCTGCCGGAACCGGTGATCCCCGAAGGGCAGACAGCACAGGACGTGCTGTATCGAATGGCACGCGAGTCGGCGGGCAGCGACACGGACAGGCTGGCAAAGTCGATCGACTACATCGACGGACTGACGGACGCACAAGCGCGCGCAACGCTGGCACGCAAACAGCAGGGGACGACATGATCTGTGTCGCATTGCTCGCGCTCGGACTCGACATCGCACCGACCGCCGAACCGGTGTGTGCTGATGTCGTTGAAGCGGCGGAAGCGTATCACCTGCCGCCGTCCGTGCTGGTCTCGATTGCGTGGCACGAGTCGCGACTGTGGCCCGACGTAGTGCACCCGGAGTCAGGTGCAGCGGGACCGTTGCAGGTCATGCCGCAGTTGCAAACGGACGCGGGGTTGATCGACGACGGTGCGCGGATCTTCCGGCAGTGGCTAGATCACGAGGCGCAATCGTGCGTCGAGATTCCGACAATCGACCAGATCGGTGCGGCGCTCTGCCGCTATGCCTGCGGGTATCGCTGCGAGCATCCGTGCCGGTGGTCAACAACCCGTCTCGCACTGGCCGAGACTATCACCGCGGCAACCGCCGCAAGCTATGAGGGCAACGAATGATCACGATCACAGCAAGTGGACGACTCGGGCGGGACAGCGAAGTCAAGCGGATCGGGGACGGCACCGTGTGCAACTTCGCGGTCGCAGCGGAGTCGGGACGCGATAAAGAAACCACGTGGTTCGATTGCGAACTGTGGGGACGACGTGGCGAAGTGCTCGCGCCGTACCTGACGAAAGGTGCACAGGTCACTGTCGTCGGGGAATACTCGACCCGCGAGCACAATGGGAAAGTGTACGCAAAGATCCGCGTGCATGACATCGCGTTGCAGGGAGGCGGCAGCGGTCGCACCGCCCGCGCCTCGCAGGGTGCGCAGCAGTCGCAGGGCGGCGGATTCACCGACGACGCGATCCCGTTCTGATGATGACGACGAACCAGATCGAGGACATCAGAGTCCGACCCGCTGACCACGGGTGCACGTTGATCGACGTGCACGGTGTTGCGGTGCTGCTGACTCCGCGTCAGTGCGAGGCACTGGCCCGCCGATTGCTTGAGCGTGCCGCGGGCAGCAATGCGCCGGAATAGCCAACCCCGCGATCGCCGTATCGGCAACCCACCGCGCCCCGCCGTCCCCGAGTCAATCGACGGGCGGCGGGTGCTCGGTGTGGAGCGACAGCGCGATCGGTGGGTTGCGATTGTTGAGGACGGGGAGCGCGCGTCGTTCGTCGAGTTCTAAACCTCGCACCACATCGGCATGGGCAACCGCCCCGAGTGATGCACTCGCCACACACCGACGCACCGACGCGATCCGGTGTAGTGCTTTGTGGCGTGCCAGTCGTCCGCGGATGCGGGCGACCCCATGCAGACCGTCAGCACTCCGTGATCGTCCTGCCACTGCGCGCGGCGCGCGTGCAAGTGACCGTGCGCGATCATGGCGTGGCGGATGTCGCAGTCCCGCGGCGCCTCGCGTCGTAGTGTCGCAGCTGCTCGCTTTGCGTCCGCGCCGTCCCCGTGATGCAGCATCAGGGGCACGCGACCGATCGCGATCACCTTGTGCGGTGTCTCGCTCGTGTCAACGGTCACTCGTGCCTCGTCGCGATACCGCTGATCAAGCGCGAGCGCGACAGCGTGACCGAGTACCCGATCGTGATTCCCCGGCACGTGCACAGCTAGCACCGGGGCAGTCGTCGCGAGCAGGTCGATCAATCCTGCCATCAGTTCGATCGCCGCGCGTAACGCTTGCGCGGTACTGCCGACAGACTGCGCACCCTGTGCCGTGCCGCTCGTGGTTGTCTGCGAGTACGTGTCCGAGTGGAGCAGGTCCGAACCGACTGGCACAATCCACCGGTCAGGCATTTCGCCCCACGTCGATCGCACGTCGCTCGGCACTCGGGCGAGCAGTGCTCGCAGTCCGTCCACCTGCTCGCGCAGCGTGTGATCGCGATCGTGCGTCCGCTTGCCAACGTGGAGATCGGTTGTTCCCACGATGCAGTCCCACGGGCCACGGTCGCACGACTCGGGGTCGATTGACACCGCGGGAATGTCTAGTTCTGACACCGCATCCCGCAACGCGTCGTGCACCTCGCGCCACCGCTGTGCATCCTGCCGGGTGCGGTTCCAGTCCCTGCGGTCCGCGCGAACCATTGCCTCGCGCTCGCGCGCTCGCAGTGCGTCCGCGGTTAGTGCTCCGATCGTCGACCCTGCGATCTCCTCGTCCGTCCACGGCGCTCGGGTTTTCGTCAAGCACAGACTGTGCTTGACCGCAGAGAACGACGCGCGATCAATCTCAAATTCGCGGGTGATCTCTGCGATCGTCATGCCGCCCGCGGTGTATGCTCGCCACAGTCTGCGAACCCACGCACCGGGTCGCACGAGGTGCCCGCCAGCGGGTGCACATTGCACGATGTACGTGTCCTCGCTGCCGACGTACACGTACCCGTCACGCTCAACCGTGGCGCCCGTTGTGCGGACCTCGTCGTCAGCGGTCAGGTGTTGGGTGCCCGCCGAGTCCGCATCGCACGGGTCGCCATCTTCGCGAGGCGCACTCGTCGGGGACTCGGCGGGCGAACTGTCCCCACACCAGTATTGATTGAGGTGCGGGTATTCCGGGTCCGGTCTCGTGGCGATCTTGCCCGCCGCTTTGCGGTCCCGAAGTGTGCTCGTGCTGATCTCAAGTTCTGCCGCTGCATCCGCTGCGCGTAACCACATTCCGCCCCCATTTCGCGGGTTTACTCGGGACGCGATCGCAGGTCGTGCGTCGCCTCAAGTCGAACCACCCGATCGTTGAGTGTGTCGACCTTCTCGGACAGTCGATCGTGTGCCGCGTGTGTGACGTAGCTCGACACAATGTGCAGTCGCAGATCGTCGATCTTGCTGCTCACCGCTTTGAGTTGCGAGGACAGCCACCAAGCAAAACCGCCCGCAGTGCTGACCGCACCAACGGCCAGAACGATCGGGACTGTGAGTGATTCGATCGGCACGATGTCAACTCGTAAAGTGTGCCGCCGCAATGACGAGGATCGCCAACGCGACGAACGGGACAATCAAAGCCACGCACACACCTTTCCAGGCATGGGAAAACAAACGGGACCGACTGGCGTGACGACGCACAGGTGATCCGCCTTGCACGACACTTCCACGCCCCACCCGTCCACAGTGACGCCCGCGGACTGATCCGCGGTGTCAACCTGTGCCGCAATAGGGGCGCCGCAACCTGCGAGCCCGAGGCACGCGAGCACGACCGCCGCGCGCATCACTGACCCCCGGTCGGTGTACGGTCTCGCAAGTCCGGCGTCCCGTCCCCGTCCGAGTCCCGCCACAGCAGAGCAGCGATCGCGGTCAGTGACGCAAGCGCCATCTCGTGCCACGGCGCACCGCGTTCAAGCATACCCGCGAGCAGTGTCAGCAACCCCGACACCGCCGCGAGAATCAATCCGATGTTGACGTATTTCAACGCAATCGCTCCAGTGTGGGTCGGATGAATCCGATCAAGCGGGGGTCGTACACAGAATACAGCGACTCGTGCGTGTACACACCGTCACCCTCTGCACTGTCCCCGCCCGTGGTATTGCCACCGATCGTGTCGATCATGCCGCTGTCGTATACGCGCCGCACGACCTCCATGTGTCCCGGTACAGTCTCGCCTCGACGAACAGCGGGCAGGTGCTTCGGGTTGCGGACGATGCACATGAGATCGCCCGGTCGAGGCGTGCCGGTGACGCGCTCGTCCTCGGTCGCATAATGCCACGACCGCACGACACCGCCCGACGTGCGTGACGTGACGCGGTGCCCGAGGGCAAGCGCGGCAATGTGCCAGCACGCCCACCCGAAGTAGGCACACCAAGCGCCCGCCGCCTCGTCATCGCCCCCGCCGATCTCGACGATTGCATCGACCCACCGACCGCGGTTTGATCCGCGCTCGCGTACCTGCATCAGCGCGAACGACCGAGCGACGAGAACAGCAACCACACCGGGCGCGCGCTGCAACGTGTGCAGTGCTTGCGAGATCATGACAAGTAGAAGGCGGCGAATCGCTCGCAGGTCGTAGACTGCTGCGATCCGGCGTAGGCACTGGCGATCAAACCAAGTTCGGTGCCCGCGGTTGACACCGCGACCGCATCGAACGCGATCACGTCAGGCGACCGATCGACGACTACCAGCACCCCATTGTTTACGCGATCTTGATACACCTCGATCGTTGTCTCCACAGAGTTGTCGATCCCAGTGTCAAACGACGCTCCAGAGTCATAAAGCCGCCACGTCGTGTTGCCTGACGTAGTCACGAGAAATTGTCCGCGACCTCCACCCGATGATGTTCGCACACCGAACGTCGCAGACTGCACCGCCGATCCGCCCGGATCGGTAGCCTTAGCGCGCTGGATAACCATGCACATTGCATCCGTTGCTCCCCTCGTGTCCGGCGTACCTGCAACGGACTGACCTGACGCGGACCCTGAGACTACAGCGATCCGGTTCGCCTCGGTTGAGTCGAAGTCGATCGCGCCACCCGCCGCGATAGACTCGGACCATCCAGCACCGCCTGGATCGCTGGCGATGGCGTTGACGCTCGAGATCGTCGCGCCAAGCAGTGGTCGAAACCACGTGATCACGCCGCTCGTGACGTTTGCGGTGTAGAGCACCGGCGTTGTCGACGCGCCGATCACTGCATACTGTCCATCGATGACGGTGTGCGCAGCTTCGATGGCGTCAAGTCCCGCCTGTCCTGCCGTGTCAGTGATCCACGGCAGCGACGCGGATCCGTCGCGCACGATTGCCGCAGGCGGGGCAGGCGGGGCACCGAATAGCAGACCGGGGAACAGTCCCATGTCAGACCTCGCCATCGGTGAACGCGTACCACGTCACACCGCACGCGCTCGTGCCGCTGGCGGTCGTCAGTCTCACCGAGTTCGTACCGGTCGAGTCCAAGATCGTCCGCTTGTACGGTCCAAGCAGGGGCGACGAACCGCCCGCCGCGAGAACCACTCCGCTGTTCGCTGCGGACGCGGCAAGTCCGGGCTCGTTGATTGAGACAGCCACGGACCCCGCGTTGTACACGCGGCACCCGTAGTAGTCGATCCCATCGACGAGATCGCCCGAGACATCGGACGCGGCACCGCCTGTCGTGGCGGTGACAGTTTCAGCGAGGATCGGTTTCATATGTCAAGCTCCGTGTGTGTTCGACTGCTAACAGATCAGGGTTCTTCGGTCAACCAGAGTGAGACAAGTTCACCCGTGCCACCGCTGCGAGACTTCGCCCGAACGTCAGCACGATACACCGTGTCCGCTGTCTGCGACGTGGTCGCGGTTGTCGTGCTCGTGCCGGTCGTAGTGCTGGCCCGCGAGATCGTCAGCGTTTCGACGAGCGCGCCCGCGAGCGTGTACACTTTGATCTCCACGTCGATGTCGTCACCGATCAAGGTCACGCGCAGATCGGGACGCTGATCGGGCGACTTCCGCCAGATCAACCGGTACTGCGGATCGCCCGGATACAGCGTGGCGGTCGTGCTGACCAGTGGCGACGATGTCGATCCGCCGACACTTGCGAGCGCGCGCCCTTGCCTGCGATAGATCAACCGCGCGTCCACCGGCAGCGAGCGCGCCGCGTCGTCCGTAGTGCTGCCCGACCTGATCGCGATCCCCGGCGTCACCGCGTACCGCTGTTCTAGTCGTTCCCATGCCCCGGTGTATGATGTCGTCACAGTGTCACCTCGATCCGTTCCGCGATCGTGCACGCTGCAACGTACGTGTTGCCCGCGGCACCGCTGCGAGTAGTGCCGATCTCGAACAGCAGATCGTCCCCGATCGTGCTCGTGTCAGGCGACTCGATTGCGACCAGCTGGAACCGTGACAAGTCCGAGTCCCTGCCAGCGTACGACAGATCCCGCGCACCCCACACGAGCGCGTCCAGTCCGAACAGAGACAGCAACCCCGAGTCCTCGACGCTTGACCGCGGACCGTCGCTCGTCAGCACCTCGATCGCGCTCGTCGAGTGAGTCAGCGCGGACCCCGCTGTCGGCGCGTACGGTGCGATCGTCCAGTCGAATGTGAGAGTTCGATCCCCGCCTCGGCGCCCGATCATCATCCACGCCCGCCACCCGGTCACGTCCGCACGCTGCGGGATATGGCAGTATCCGAACGTCGGTGTGTCACCGTTGTCCTGACCGAACGTGACCCCGCCCGCGGCATTGATCGCACTCGGACACGCGACGTGCGGCGTGCGGTGGTAGATGCCGAGCGCGTATCGCGACAACCCGCGCACCGAGCGAGCGTATGCAGTCGCCCCGGTCTGATACAACTCCGTCACGGGTGGCGCATCAGCACCGCCTACGACCGCCCACGAGCACGCGCGCAGCGTGCACGTTGACAGCAGTGTCAGTGTTGCGGACTTGCCTGTGCTGTCGATGATGGGTCCAGCGATCGACGGAAGCGACGGCCAGCACAGCAGGCGGTTGTATTCGAACCCCGTGGACGGTCCCGCGGTGCTGATGTTGCCCACGTACACCGTCCCAAGGTCGAGTCCGTCAGTGTCGTACGCGGACAGGTCCAGCGAATAGTGCGACACACCGACAGACAGTCCCGAGTCGTAGCTAGTGAACAGAGCGTTCCCACCCTGTGCGGAAAAGTCGATCTGGTTGACTGTCACCGTCGTCGCGCTTTCGGTGCTCCTCATTCGGAACATGCACCGCCACACGTCCGCGGGATCAGGCGACGGCGCGCGCGGCGCGGTGCACGTCACTGTCACCGATGTTGACGACGCGGCGCTGACGCTGACCGTTGATCCGGTGTTGCCCTCGACCTGCAACGAAAAGTCCATTGCAGCGTTTGCGACCTGCATGATCGCGGTGAACGTGACCGAGTCCGCACCGCTCACAGCGGGGATCAGGAACGGCACACCGAACCATTCGTCCGGGTGCGTGC